CTGCAGTATTAGCCGAGCCTGTAGTATTAGCTCCTAAAGAATCAAAACCTACTGCTGTATTGTCATCTGCTGTGGTGTTGGCATCTAACGCTGTAGAACCAACTGCTGTATTTTTTGTACCTGTAGTGTTTGCATTTAAAGCAGCATATCCAAGAGCAGTATTATTTGATGCTGTGTTACTTGCTAGTGTATTATCACCAATACCTGTGTTTTGTGTACCAGTAGTAACTGTAGCTAAAGCTGTATGTCCAAAAGCAGTATTTCTACCAGTAGTGTTTGATGTCAAAGAATTATATCCAACAGATGTGCTAAAACTACCAGTTGTATTAGCATCCATAGCCAATGTACCTATTGCCACATTTTGAGTACCTGTAGTGTTTGCTTTCAAAGCATCCTTACCAACTGATGTGTTGTTGTCGCCTGTGGTATTGCTTTCTAAAGAACCTCTACCTATAGAAGTATTATTACCACCTGTAGTGTTACTAAATAATGATGCTTCACCAAAAGCACTATTACTATCACCTGTAGTGTTTGCTTTTAGTGATTCTTTACCAACTGCTGTGTTATTTGAAGCTGTGGTGTTAGCAAACAAAGCATCAAGACCTATTGCTACATTGTTTGCACCTGTAGTATTTGAAAACATCGCATCTGCACCAACAACAGTATTAGAACCACCACTAGTAGTTGATGTTAAAGCTCTTCTACCTACTGCTGTATTTAAAGTTGCAGATGTTAAAGCAGCAAAGACACTATCGCCTAATCCTGTATTGTTTGATGCACTTGATAGTGTTCCTGTACTTGCATTTTGGCTTATTAAAATACTGTCTACAAAATTAGTTGTATCAGCTAGAATTGCAACATTATTTACTGTGCCTCCGCTAATTGCTCCTGTGGTGGTAATATTAGAAGATCCGTTATCTATAGCACCAAAGCCAGATGTAATTGAACCGCCATTTAATGCGCCCACGCTAGTTATGTTTGTTTGTGCTGCTGTAGCCAATGTACCTGTTATATTTTGTGCAAAAGTAACTTCTTGACTTGCATTTATTGTCATAGCTGGTGTTGTACCAACCGCTGATCCTAAACCAATAACTAAGCTATCTGAACTATCATCTAGTCCTACATAATAATCTTGTGCGTTGCCGTCAAAAACAAGTTTGGTATCTTCTGCACCAGCATCACCAATAGTAAGGCTTGGATTTGTACCTTTTATAATTACCGCCCCGCCAAAATCTACTTGGCCCATGTCAACGGCTGTACCAGAAAGACTAAAAATTCCATCAACTGAATCTAAATTACTATTAAGTTTTGTACCCCAAGTATCAGTTGATGCCCCTACCTCTGGTTTTGTAAGGTTTAAATTAGTTGTAAAT